GTACAAAGATGATTGCATCCTCAGCGTTCAATCGCTCCAGGATCTCATGTTCGCTCGCTTTGAGGAGCCACAGGAGACCTTCTGGTTTTTCTTCTACGCGTGTGATTTCTTTGTCTGCTGTTTGTTTACGTGCCATATAAAAACCTCCACACCAGTATGGTCTTAAGCGAGTGCTTCCATCGTTATCGGCAGATGTTCTAGCATGATGTTCTGCACTCCCTGGGCGATGTCTCGATGCTCGAGCTGCGTGTCCTGGCGTGTTCGCAGCTGCACATAATGTATCCACGAGCGGATGCTTCCGCTCATGTACATCGTGGTCGGTGTGCACAACGGCAGGACCATGCGAGCAGTCTCCGCAGACATGCCATGTGCAATGAGATCGCGATAGACGTCGGTCGCAAACTCGATTGATGAACCGACCAAATACAGCGCGTCCTGCTGCTCTTTGGTCAGTTCTTCTATCTTCGGTAGTGGGAGGCTGGATTGGCGATTGTGAGCGCCAGCGAGGCGCATCTCTGGGACCTCGATGTCCTCGACCACTGTCGCGTATCGTTGGGAGAACTCCTGGAATGAGAACGATCTGTGTCGGAGCAGCTGCGCGGCGATGGCTCTCGTGGTCTTCACCTCGATGCACATCGACGCCATCTCGAAGATTGACCAGTGTCCGTGACCGACACAAAACCGGAGCAGTCTAGTGACGTCCGGATTGTCCTGGTTCGCTGGGTTCGAGACTCGAGCGCAATACCCGATGACTGCTTCAGCATCGGGCGTTATCCATACTAGTTTAGTGCTCATCAGTTAAGTCCATACTTTCCTATTGCCCAGTCAGGCCGTGCGAGTTCAGTCTCAATGTGATTCGTTCGCTCCCATTGCGTCATCGATTCAATGTGCTTTCGAGCATTCCATGTCCATGATGGTAGAACAACTCGCTTTTTGAAGTCTGATTGATATTCGTAATTGATACGGATGTTTGGCTCAAGCCATCGATAAGCAGACGATATCAATCCGGATTCCATCATCTTGATGACCTGATCGCCGGTGTACATGCGTGGACTTTGCGGTGAGATATCTTTTTCGTGCAGCTGCTCCACGAATCGTTTGAGTGCAAAAGCATCCTCATGCAGTTCCAATAAACTACATGTCGTGACAGTATTGTCCATCCAATCAATCTGTGATCTGTCTTTGACATTGAATAGATGTGTCAGCCTGTGGATGTGATGTTTATATCCACCGATAAAAATCTCTGATGGATGTATTTGAGCTGTTATCGACACACCACCATCAAACTCAATATGCATTGTTTGATACTCGACATCATTGTAGACGTGACTGTTTGTTTGTATGGTTGTCGTCTTATAACGTCGAATGTCATTGGCATCGTAGAACAACTCCTCCCCGACACGCTTAAGCGCATCGAGGAGAGTGCCTTCTACATCTACAGTAACACTGTCATTACTTAGAGGATATTGCCAATCGTCAACATAAGGTCTCATGCGTTCGGGTCTTCTTCACCGATAACAAAGTGCGACCCGTTGTGATAGCCAGGTATCGGCTTCGGTGTTGGTGCGAGCTTGCGCAGCGTGGTCTGCTGTGGCGGTCCTGGCTTAATTTGTGGCCGTGCCTGTTGCTGTTGTGCAGCTCCATTGCCATCGTCATCCTCATCAGATGCCAGCGACAGAAGCGCGCTCAAGCTGTAACGTCGACCATACGAGAGCGCTGATCCGAATCCATGCGATGTCTGTTGCATCACAGGAACCTGCACGACACCAGCAATCCACTCACCTGAGCTGTGAATGACACGGCTCTCGACCATGATGCTGGTGCTGTGCTCACCGTCGATGGTGTCCAACACCGACTGCACAACGAACAGACCATGTTTCGCCATGACTGGTCGAACGACCTCCATGATGGCATCGAGCGATGTGTACTTTGAGCGAAACGCAGGATTCGTCGAATCCTTGACGATTGGCTTGATCTCAGCCTGGGCCTTGACCAGCGCTGGTGCGATTGCACCGATTGTTTCCGACATTGTCATACTAAACCCCCTATGTGTAATCCTGCCCGACTGAGCGCGTTCCTAAACGCTGTCGTCCAGTTGATGTTGCGTCTATCGATGATGGCGCCTGACTGGCTGTAGGACCGCCATATAGACACATCATTGACCACTGGGCTGATTGCCCGTGCAATGGCTGGCCATTCGTCCTGGCGTGTCTCATACGCTTGACGCAGACAGTCAAGGACATGTGCGAGCGCTTCGTACTTCGTGGTGCGAATCGAACGTGCCCACTCGATCTGTTTCTCGGACCCGCTCATCACAATCGGATTCGGCTCGAGGAGTCGCTGTGTCAATGACCATGCGCGTTCAATCGAACGCTTCGACTCACACGCGGCGCAAATCTCAAGCGTCGACGCCATCATGGCCATTTTGTATTTGAGGTCACCCTGCGTATATCCAACCGTGATGTGTGCGGTATGGCCGCACTTCCATTTCAAGTCAACCCGTTCCTGTGTCATCCTGTCCCCCTTAGTTTTTCGCTTTTATGCAAACGTCACCCATACCAAAGATGACCACGTCATCATCGACACGGATGTCATCGTCTTCGCATTCTTCGATGGCATCGATGGCCTCATCGAGATCTATGTCATGCAGTCCGGAAGGGCTGCTAAGTTGAATCGTCAAACCCTGCTCAATGAACCACTTGACCGTGGCGATAGCTGAACTTTTCATTTTCCTAATCCTTCGTCGTGATGTCCAATCACATCGACATCCTAGCATAGGTTGACATATTGTGTCAACTGTGTGTATAACGATGACATGTATGGATTCACACAAGTCGAGATCGCTGAGCGACTCGGCATCAATAAGAGTGCAGTGTGCCGGATGCTCTCAGGAGCTCACGCGGTACGCATCTCAACCATCAAGCGCATCGCTGACGTGGTTGGTCGCACAGAGATCGAAGTCGCACACTGGCTGCACTGCAAACGCGCAGGACAGCAGCTCCCGCAATAGACAGAATAGGACTAGGACAATGGACATCAAACTTTCGTGCATCGTATGCAACAGACAAAACGTCGTGCCTTATGGCCGTGGACATCGCATCTGTGACATCTGCTCACAGCGTGAGCTCAAGCGTGAGCGCCGCCTCCGGACACAGCGCCGCATCCAGATGGTCGGCAGCTTCGTCGTGGTTGTCCTGGCTGTGTGGACAGCATGCGCAATGGCATCCGACTGGAACACTCCAAACTCACCAGATCACCGTGCACACCAGGCGATGCAAGCTCGTGACTGACGCCATCAATACATGGTCACAGTATCGGGGCAGTAGACGCACCAGCACCACTGGACTCCTGACGCCCGAGGAGGAGTTCTTTCTCGGACGCATGGTCCAGGCTGGCAATGACAAAGACAAAGACAAAGCGACCGCTGAGTTCGTCAATCACAACGTCCGCATGGTCAGCGCAATCGCCAAGAAGTTTCGTGGTCGTGGATGCGAACACGAGGACATGTTGACCGATGGAATGCTCGGACTACACCACGCGGTCCAGCGCTATGACCCGTCACTCGGTCATCGCTTCAGCACCTACGCGACCAACTGGGTTCGCCAGGCTATCGGTAGGGGCATCGAGAGTCGTGGTCGAGACATCCGTCTACCGTCACACGCCATCGCTAAACTGTCGCACATCAGAGTCTCGCGACAGGAGTACATCGTCAAGCACGGTGAGACTCCAACACCGGCGGAACTGCTTGCGTACGTTCGAGAGGTCGTGCACACTTACCCGCGATACCTTCACAAGCAGATTGAATCACTCGATGTCAAGTCGCTGACAGAGATTCTTCAGCATGACGTGAAGCTGGTCTCAAGCATCGATGAGCCTAATGCCTACGGCCAAAGTCGATACGACTTCATGCCATCAGGTGAACCTCCTGTCGGTGACCGTCTAGACAGAGAGATTCTTTACGCGCAGCTGCGGACAGTAATGGAAGTACTGACGGACCGCGAGATTGCATGTCTTCGCCTTCGCTTTGGTTTCGACGGTCTATCGGATGGTCGCTCACTCGAGGACGTCGGAATCCTGATCGGCTACAGTCGCGAGCGCATCAGACAGATTCAGGTGCGCGCAATCGACAAACTTCGGGTGGCTGCTGGGGCTGATGTCCTAGCGCAGATTTTCGAGAGGATGGAACTATGACAGAATCAGAACAGCAGATCGCGTTTTTCAACTGGTGCAGGGTGATGAGTGGCAGCGATGCGCGCCTCGGCACAATCTTCGCTGTGCCGAATGGCGGCTATCGAAGCAAGGCCACAGGTGGCCGCATGAAGTCCGAAGGACTCAAGGCTGGCGTATGGGACATCTTCATCCCGGTGCAGATGGGGCAGCACTGCGGGATGTGGATTGAAATTAAGGCGGGCAAGAACAAACTGACATCAGGACAGATCGCGTTCCGCGAGTCTGTTGGTGATGCTTACCTGTGGTTCGTTGCATATTCCTGGGACGAAGCAGTCGAGGCGACGTGTCGATATCTAGGCATCGCCAGTGGCATCAAGTAACAGCTGTTGATTGATTTCATCGGCGAGCTCGATGCTGTGAAGTTCACAGATCAGGTACCAGACAGCCTTCAGCAAATCGTCGGCCTTATCTTCGCCAGGTTTAGAACCTGCTCGTAAAAGGTATTTGAGAGCATTCCCTCGTTTGAAGTCGAGACCATAGGCGTCGATTATCTCGATGGGCTGCATCGGTTGTTTGCGGTAATGTGTCGGAACCTGCTTGGACATGCAGGGATTATAAGGGGTAGAAATGAATAGAGTTTCACAGGCTGTGACATTTTTGTCATGGCTATTCGAGCCGTACTCTGACGGCTTCGTCGAGATTCGATGTCTGAATCAAGGACGAAATCAGATGCGCTTCTACGAGCTTCCGCGAACGGTCGAAGACTGGACCGGCATCGGCGAAGCATGCGTTCAATGGAGCGACGAAGGAAATGATGTTTACGTCGGCGTGTTGCCACGCTGGCGTAAAGGAGGAAGGGACACCGATGTTCATTCTGCTGCTGTGGTGTGGTGCGATATTGATGATCTTGCTGGTCTGGATGAGACTGCAACGCTTGCTAAAGTTACAGTCGCGGTACGCTCGGGGAAGGGTCTCCACTGCTACCGTCGACTCAAAATGGCTGGCATTGGGACTAAGCCAACAGAACAGCGCGAGTTCGTGCAGCTGCTCGAACGATGGATGCTCACACTCTCAGCGTCCGCTGACGTCAAGTGCAAAAACCCGTCGCGAATATTACGAGTTCCTGGAACTCTAAATTGGAAAAACCGTGAGGCGCCTCGATTGGTGGAACTCGCGAAGTACCCGCCAGAGGCCTCCAGAATCGTCGAGGAGACACAGACCACGCATCCATGGGGCGATGAGTGGTCACGCCTATTGATCGCCGCCAAAGCGGGGGACCTTCCAACACGCGAGCGGGGCAATTGGAATCTGGGCAAGTACAAGCACGGGGACTATTTGCTGTACTGTTTCAATCACACCATCATCGGCATTGAGCAGATGCGATGTATGGGCATGGTCGCACATGCGGAAGAGTGCCGTAAACTCGTAACCACTGCGCTGGACACGCAGTCATTCTCGGACTAGGACTAAAATGGACGAACTTTCATTAGACGATCTCCGCGCCATGGTGGCTGGAGACATGGCGACGCATGCTCGCGTCGTGGCAAATGGTGAGCACCACTGGGACCGGCTATTTCAGCCACAACCTGCATCGGGTGGACCATTCAACGGACGAAACAATGCATTGGTCACGCTGCTTGGATTCTTGCGAGCAAAGCGCTTCAGTATTGACCAGGCGAACATCTTCAGCATCTGGTGGAGTGACACATACTGCGAACCTCCACTCGAGCCTGAGCTCATCCGTGAGACCACTGGCCGCTTCTGGGTCCAGTGGGCACAGGGTAACGTCCCCGACGATCTGCCTGGCGGTGAGACGATGTCTCCCTGGGAGGTCTGGGACTGGACACGGATGGAGGTCGAGGAGGAGAAACTCGGTGCGCAGTCCTGGCTGATTCCGAACGTGTTGTCGACTGGCGGACTGCATTACCTGTCATCACCGCCAGGCAGTGGCAAAACGTGGGTGATGTGCGATTTGATTCGCGCAGCTGTATTCGGCGACAAGTGGCTGAACGAGTTCGACATCCCTCAAACCAAAGTGTTGTACATCGATGAGGAGATGGGTGTCCAGAAGGTCCTACAGCGGCTGAGGAAGCTCGGAATGCGTTCGGCTGAAGGAATGGGCTACCTCAACAGAGTCGGCATCAGGCTGGACAATGTGCTCGATGTCGAACGAATCGTGAAGCATTGCCAGTCGCAGGGTATTGGTCTGGTGCTCATTGACTCTCTGGTGCGTGTGCATGGCCTGGACGAAAACGACAACAGTCAGATGAGGAAACTCTACGACTCATTCAAGAAGTTGCTCGATGTCGGAATCACTGTCCTGATCGCTCACCACAATCGCAAGGGCGGCACAGACTCGACCGTAAAACACGAAGGTATGCGAGGCGCTGCGGAGATTGTCGCAGCTGCTGACATGGCGTTCTCTGTTGAGAAGCAAGCGAACGGCCTGTATCGGATGTATGTCACGAAGGGGCGCCTGATCAGTGATGAGGACGCCATCGATGTGACCTTCGAGATCCGCGATGAGGGTGGTCTCACGAAGGTCAGGACGCTTGACGCTGGCGCCAGGAGCGAAGTCATCACACAAGAGATTCGCTCGAAGCTCATTGAGCTCATCAGTGGCGAACCAGGCATCTCACAGTCGCGCCTTGTGGAGCTGTGTGGCAGTAGGAAATCGGTCGTGGCGGCTACACTCGCGGACCTCGAAGCGAGTCGAATCGTGGCGTTTGACAAGGGGCCACGCAACGCGAAAATGTACCGTCCGACAGGTCTACTTTAGGCGATTCAGTTGTTCCCGCGACCTGTTCCCGACCTGTTCCGCCCTTAAGTATCATAAAACGGGAACAACTGAATAAAACCCCCCTTTGGAACCCCCCCCTGCGAGCATGTAAGTGTGCTCGCTTAGGGGTCTTAAGTTGAAACTGCTCCTGCGGGCCGGGCGCTTACGCTGGCCCACAGGAACAGCATCAACTTTATGTTTGACAGATGGTTTGATGTTTGGTAATGTCAACTTTGATGGTGCTGGTGGAAACACCTTCTGGATTGGTAACTGAGCCAGCACTGTCACAGAGTGGTCTTTTAGACCGAAGGAGAAATAGAGTTATGGGTTTCTTTTCAAACGCCACGTTCAACGATGGCGCATCACAGTTCGAAGCAGCTGTCGCAGGCTCTTATGTCTGTCGTCTCGCAAACGTCGAGAGCATCGACCGACCATCGTACGATGATCCGAATGTTATGCTTCCGAACTTCCGGTTCACATTCGAGACCACTGAGTATGGCGACACCAACGGCAACGCCTTTCGTTTTGTGAAGTTCACACGCCAGGGATATGGCAACGACAAGCAAGCACTCACCATCCTGCTTGATGGCATGCTTGGACGCCGCTTGACTGCCGCTGAGTTTCACGACCTTGACATTGACTCACTCATGTCGAAGGAGTGGATGGTCACAGTCGACGCGAAGATCAACACGCGTGGTTACAACACGAACGCCATCATCAGCGTCTCTCCAGTCACTGCAAAGAAAAAGCTCACGAAGATCGCACAGCCAACCATCAAGACCGATGACATCAGCGATCCATTCGGTGAAGACGCCAGCGAGTAACCATCTCCCGGTTGCCAACGACTCGCTGACGAACCAGGCACACTATCCGAACGGTGTGCCTGGTCTTTTACTTTGAAGGGGAGAATCAATGTCAAAGAACACAAAGCTCGAGGAGCGAACACAACTCCTGGTGCAAATCAAGGAACTCAGATCTGCTGGTAACAGCATCAGCCGCACCGCGCAGATCATGAAGATGACACGCGGGACAGTCCAGCGATGGATCAATGAAGAAAATCCAGACAGGCCAGTCAAGAAAATGGACCCTTACATCTCGCTCGATGAAAAGACAGCGACCGTGATCAAGTGGGCGGAGCTCATCGCAAGCGGTGAGACACGGAGCAAAGCAGCCGAAGTCGTCGGTTATCCAATAATGATGATAAATCGATGGATGATGAGCGAACCTTCACTGCGTGTGGAGTTTCAGGAATCTGTCGGGAAGAAACAAAACAATCATGGTGGCCGTA